CTACAAATTAGAAGGGATGATCTAATTCATTTTTTATTGTTATTGTTTGTTGTTTTATTTTTATCTTTTATTTTATTTTATTGTTTTTTACATTTATTATCTATCCATGGGGTATTCTTGAATATTCTTCCTTATTCTAATTCTATTTCGTTGAACTTGATATCATTATGAGCTTCCCCCTGCTCTCACAGTTTATAATGCTCTAATTCAAGATTCATCATAAGAAGTATCGACTTCTTTATGATATTGAATATTAACAAAATCTCCTGTAGTCCAAGTATTTTACATTTTTAACTTAAAACCGTAATCTTAATCATAATATTATTTTATTTTATCGTCGTCTTACTGTTATTTTTATAATCTTGAGTTACTGTAAAATCCTGTTTATAGTCCTTATTCAATATCGGTAAACTATTACTATAACGTTCCATCCCACGAACATTCGTATCTATGTCGATGATTATTCCAAAGGGCATCTTCTCTAGAAAGTCCTCCTGTTTCATAATTCTCACCTATGGCTTACATTCTATCGAATTATTCTTTAGTTAAAGGACAATTTAATGTCATAAATTAGCCAGATTTATGCAATTTAGTACTATCTCTATAATACAATATCTAATTGTCTTCCGATATCGACATTTTTCTTGATAAGAAACTTTAAATTGATATATCACCAAACACGAAATCAGTTGGGTTTTAACCTAATCCTAATCCGCTACCGGCTTTGCCAATAAAAGATAAATCTTATTGATGCACAGGTTTGTTAGTGAAACACAAAATATCATCACCTGAAGCCAACACCATTCCTGATACGTTAATTTTACTAAGCATGTATTTATTGTATAGTATAGATCTCATGGTGTTGAATAGCGTTGTTCTAGTTGGATGTCCTGAAAATACTGTGCCCTTAATAACAAATCTCAATCCTGAAGAAGAGTTTACGGCTCCTTTTAAAGATGTTAGTGCTTCTATTATAGTAGCGTGATATAGTTCGTCTAGTTATATTTGTTAAAGAAATTGAGGTAAATATCATCTCAAGACTAGATTGTCTACGGCATCTATTAATTCTTCGTGTTAATGAGCGTCATGGCTACCGCCATCATAGCTGTAACAACTAGCACTCGAATATTATTATTAATGTATAATGTCCTATATTTTTCAAGCCACCTAATTTTCCGTATAACCTGAGACAAATCCGGGTTCTATTTCTTTCATAACTCTGATGAAGAACCGAGAAACATAAGCTCCTACAGCTTTTAATTCATCAGAAGGATTAAAGATAGCTCGAGGTCTAGAGCCTGATGCAAGATGAATTTCATTGGATTTAGCAAAGAAGTCATAAGAAGTGTTAATACGGTTATTAGTTAAAAAAGAGTCCCACCCTTTTTAATAAATCTTCTTTTTCCTATTGTCATTGACGCCTTCTAAGAAATTCTAAAAAGTATAACTTTCCGAATTTAATTCTATGTATTTCTAAATCTATTGATCATGTTATTAGAAATATTTATCAACAAAAGTCCTAAATTCTCTTACTACGTTAGGATCTGTTTGTTCTAGAGCGGATATTTGTCTAATACTTAAAGCTGCTATTTGATTGTATATACAATTGGAGTATTACACTGCTTCGGGAAAATCTTAATTAATATAATACTGATTTTTACAAGAGCATTTACCATCTCCATACGATTTGATTTAGCATATCTAATTTCCATATAACATGCTTGGTTTATTACAATCTTTACTGAAAGGATTGTAATGAGTTGCTCTCAACTCTTCTGAGTTTATATTTTAATTAGCAACATACACATCTTATTAATAATTATTTTCTATTAAGTCTACTACGCTTATCATATCTGCTTCTTGTTTACGAACCCTCTGACCTCCTGCTCACTTAGCAGAAGTCTATTACCTTCTAGGAACCTATCCGCATAATTAAGAAATCCAATTCAATATAGTTGTTATAATGCTGTCTTCTTCATTGCCAGCTCTATTATATATACGTCTAGTAGTCCTATTATATTGATTGGAGAATAAATATATTAATGCTAACGTAGCGTGAATCACAAAGTTAATTTAAGTCCATGCGTAAGGTAACAAAACTACGCTGAGGAATAAGGCTATTAAGTAAGTTATTCTTAATTTGTAAGAATATTCACTTGGTTCAATATATAACTCAGGTAACTAATTAATAGGTGAATCTATTATCTAGTCTATTTGTCGTCATTCTTATACTTGTTCTAAATATGCATAAATAATGTTGTCTGATATATGTTTCGTTGCTATCGAGATCACCCATTTCTCTTTGTGGGTTACCTCTTTTATTACTTATCATTTAATTAATGTATACTATTTCTTAAAATCTTAAGGTTAATTTGGAAGGAATTGCTATATAATGCTTTATATTTGCGGAATTAACATGATTTATTATTATACAGTTTGAGGTTCTTTTTCATAAGGGTACACCTAGTCTAGGTTGTCTTCTCGACTGATGAATATCTTCTCTGTGGTATCTCTGCTGTAATACTCCGCCTTGCTTTTAGGATAGAACAAATCAGCATCCTTGGTATATATAGGTTTACATAAATCTTTATCCTTTATATTTCGTTTGTTTTATCCTACTACATGTATTCTTACACTAACCTGTTGTACATAGTCATTCCATTTGTAACATTGCTGTTACTCGACGTATATTATCTTGCCTTTATAATATATAGTACCTAGAGGTATGTCTAATAGTCTATGTTGGTAGCCAGATCCATTACCATCCACATTCACGTGTACGTAACTATCCTTGACTTCTACTTAGGCTTATCCGTAATTATAATATCCGTCTATCTTTGGATACTTTATATAAGATACATAACACGTTTAATCTTAAACCAAATTGTCTAATTATAACATGTCGTAATATGCAACGTCGTGTAATACATGTATTTAATTATCCGGTTTATACAATTGTCTACCTAAATATGTACCTATTTATTTTTTCATTTCATATCAAAGATCCTACTCAATAACATAAGGTCTCGTGTATTGATACTTTCTCAATTGAGCCTTACTAAACCAATATGTCAATTTATGAGGTTTTGCTGCGTGCTCTACGACGTTCCTAGAAGTCTAATGCGCTTCTCATAAAGATTTCCTTATCATGTCGAAATGCAAGTAGTCAGACATTACTCTATTATCTGGATGAGGATAATTCCTACTTGGCTTGTATTCGTAAGATTAGTCTTAACTCAAAAACAATTACATTTCTTTAGAAATAGTGAACGCTACTTCAAATTTCTTGACTTCGTCGGATTAAGGTTGGGCCTCGACTTATTAATCAGGTTGAGAAAGAGTATTGCATTATGTTTTGTCTTTGATTTTTTACTATTTTTCTCTCTTATAACCTGCCGATAAAAAACTTTCTGCTTATTATATTTTCCCCATTAATTCTCTATCGCTGTCAATATCTTCTTGAATTAACTTAGAATATATTTCATTGACAGTATAATTTTTATGTTAGTTATCGTATTTCTTAGATCTATAATAATCACAATGATTGTCTTTCACATAGAAGATATGTGACTTGCCCGATTAAGGGTCGAAAGAATAGTCTAAGTGCGGGTATAAAGTATCTATTAATAACTCCACGTATTATGACGATAGATTGGCTGGGTATATTCCTTGTGATAAGAATTTACACAATTCTGTATAATCTTATTTAAAATCTAGCCATTAATATAAATCTATGCTATCATTTGTTAAGTAGTCACAAATGGACTTACTTTGCCTATCCGTCTGTTGAAAGAGTTGTGTGTGGAATGCCGTTATCAATGCGGTTATTTATTTTTCTCACTATTATCTATTATATTTTTTAGTTGACTCTTTCATTTGTGGTGTTTCATTACTTATAGGTATATAGCTGCCATTGTTCACTGAACAAAGGAAACTATGTATCATACAGAAACCATCTCCTATTACGGGAAATCGACTGTAACCTTTAAGAGAATTCTCTATACACATATTTCCTCCTCCTGTTATAGACCCAGCTCTCAAATTAATGAGTTGTATGTCTAAG